AAGACAATCTTCCGGGTGAGGTAGTTAAAGTAGCTAAAGGTATGGTAGCTGCAAAAATGGGTAGTGGTAAAACGGTTCAGTATATGGCCGACGACCCTGATTTAAAGAAGACATCGGAAAGTAGAATAAACGAGGATATAGAATTAGGGGACTTAGAAAATAAGTCTTATAAAACAGAAGATGGATATACTTTCTATTTTTCTATAGATGCCATTGAGGTATCTAAGGATGGTAATGTAGTTACTACTTTATATTATAGTAACTTAATCGAAGAAGCCAAGAAGAAAGATAAAGTTAAAGATAAGGTACCTGGGGTAAAAGCAAAGAAAGTGAACAAGCTTGTTAAAGAAGATGTCACTGTAACTATAGATAAAGATGGTAAGGAAACGACAGTAACCGCTTCCGACGATGGTGGTATATCAGTTGATACTTCAGCTCCTGAAGCTCCTTCTACAGGTGAGCCAGTAGTTGAACCGCCAGTAGAAGATGATACCCCGGATTTCTTTGAAGGCGAAGAGGAAATGAAGGACGAAGAAGCTGACGAGATGGCTGAAAAGATATTGGTAGTAGAGCATTTAGAAACTTTAAAGAAAACTACTAAAAAGCAAGCCAACTTTATTAAGGAAGTAAAAGGTCTAAAGATGGGTAAGAAGAATAAGCAGAAAGTTGGTAAGGCTTTAAAACAGTTAAAGAAGAAATCATAATATAAATAAATAGGAGAATAAAAATGAACGAGCTATTAAAAGAGACAATGAAAGTTAATGAGGAAGATTTAACAAAATCTGCTATAGGCCAAATAGTATATGATACAGCTATTTCACCTACTAGTGATACTATGATTCAGCCGGAAGATAAGCCGATAGAGATTACGCCTGAATTAGTAGAGGGTTTAATTAAAAAGATGCCTGAGTTAGAGGGTATTGACCCTATAAAGTTACAGGCGGGTATGGCAGTAGAAATGGAACACATTAAGTCGGTAGATAATAATATTGAAGCTATAGCTAGAATAGCGGCTGACCATTTAAAGGAATTTTCAGCTGGTGATTATTATGCAGCGTTAGCTACTATGGAAACAACTTTAGTTGCTCCTCCAGCCGAAGTAGCGGTCGTGGCAGCTGAGTTACCCGCAGTTGAAGGGGATGTTCCTGCAGTCGAGGAAGCACCCGCAGTTGAGGAAGTACCTGCAGAAGAAGTTGAAGCTGATGAAGACGACGAAGATGATGAAGACGATGAAGATGACGATGATGATGAAGATTATGAAGAAGACGAGAATGATAGCGTAGATGAAGCTAAGAAGAAGAAAGAAAAACGTGACGCTAAGAAAGCCAAGAAAGATAAGAAAGCGGCTAAAAAGGCTAAAAAAGATAAGAAGGAAGAGAAGAAATAAATGAAGCAGTTGCTTGAACATATAATTCAGGAACAAAGCCAGTTAACAGAGGTTAATTGGCGCGCTATGGCGGGAGGGGCATTGATAGCAGCAAACTTACTAACTGGAGTTCCTAATGTAGATGCTAAAGCGCAGTCTTCAATTACACAAGCAGAAAAACAAATAGATATAGATAAATTGCTATATGCAATAAAGCAAGTAGAATCTAGTGGTGGTAGTGATACAAGAACGAGGTACGAGCCGGGAGTAGAAAAACAGTTAAGAGCTAGATTTGATAAACTTAATAGTAATACTCGGGAGGCAATTAAGAAATATGGATATAACGCGATTGCAACATCCTACGGCCCTTATCAACTGCTTGGTTCCACTGCTTATGATCTAGGTTTTAATGGGGAAGTAGAGGACCTAAAAGACGAAACAATAAGTGAGATGTTAGCTAGAAAATTAATTAAGAAACTAATAAACAGTAGTAGAACTAAAAAAGTAGAAGACGTAGTTAGTGCTTACAACGCTGGTTTGGGGAACATTGGGAAAAACCCCTCATATATAGATAAAGTATTAAAATATTACCAAGAGGGAGTGAAATAATATGGATTGGGCACAGCTAGGTAAAGATTTTGGGTTAATAGGGGTTGCTTTCGGTGCTGTACTTACTATGTTCTTTTTTATTCTTAAATGGGTATTAGAACAATTTAAAACCGAACTTACGAATAACAGGGCAGAAAGAAAAGACTATCTTTGTACCCTTGAAAAAATAAATAGCAGTTTAGAAGAACATAATTGTGCTGCCAAAGAATTTCATTGTAATGTTCAAGCAGAACATAAAGAAATGATAACTACATTAGGACGTATTAACGGGTATAAAAAATAATGAGTAAATTAATCCCCCAACAAGTTGTTGATGTAGTAAAAACCTTCAATGATTTAGCTATAGGTTTAGTGGGGATTGATTGTACTTTATACATACCTACAAACTTAACCGCAATAGAATCTGAAGATATGTATGTATGCCCTACAGAAGATATTACTTATAGAAGATGGAATGATCAGTTAGTTTGGATAGAATGGTTTGCAAAAGATATAGTTAGGTTAAGAAAATTAGGTATATTTACAGAAAATGAGATACCTATTTTAGCAAGATTTAAAAACGACCCAGAAGTAATTATGGGGAGTTATATCAAAGTACCTATAAAATATATACCTGAAAAATATAATACCGATGAATTTGAGGTAATTGACGTTATAGTTAATAACACTTACGATAATGAAATTTACCGTTGGTATAAACTGGCAGCTAGAAGGGCAAAGGTACAGGATAAAACATGATAATAAAAAGACTAGAAAATATATCGAAGAACCCAGTATACATTACTATGTCTGATGGTAGTAGAGTAAAGCTGCCCGTTAAAGGAATATTAGAAAATATAGAGATGACTGACATAACCGGTATAGCTAAGTGGGTTAAAATAACTTATAATCTATCTGAGGTTAATCCTTAATGATAAAGAAGAAAAGCAAGAATATTCACTCGGATATAGATTTCCAGGATATGGCTATGAAGCTATCTGCTGATAAGGCCTTTCTAGCTTATCTAAGTTTAAAAGCCACTGGATTTTCTGTGGAACCTGAAAGCTTTGTTGATTTTTGGATACAAAACAATATATTGAAGGTTACTATGGTTATGAGAAAAGCTATATGGCATTATTTTATGCATAATTTAAAAACTAATAAGAAGTATAGAGGATTATAATGGCTAGTTTTGTCCAAGAAATAGATAATGCGATGAAAACATTAGTTTATCTTAAATTCGGCCCCTATTTAGGGTTAACTAGTAATCAAAACAAAGATTTAGTATTTGCTCCTAAAGATTTAGCATTAAGAAAAATAGCTGAAAAACGGGGAGAAAATTCCGTAGAATTTATTAGTTTATGGCGAAATAGTATAACTTTTGATTGGGAAAGACAAAATACACCTATAGCTAGAAAAGGTCTTTCCATGAATTATTTAGACCCAACAAATAAACAACAAATAGTGACTGTTAAAGGAGTGCCCACAATAATAGACTACGATATTTATTTGTGGAGTAGATGTTTAGAACATGTTACGGAAGCTACGGAAATATATATGCAGTGGCTCCATAATTCCCCCACTTTAATCATGTATTATGATAACAAATATGAAATGGATATGTATATTAAAATGAGGGATGTAGTTGATGAAACGAATTATGACATATACAATAAGGGTCAATATTTTGTAACAAAATTTAATATAAAATTAGATGCTTGGGCTTTATCAATGACGAATATCAGGACAGTGTTAAAGATAATTATAGATTTTTATTTAAGAGAAGGTACAGCTCCAGACTACGTAGATACTTTACTTAATCAATATATTATAGAGGCGACTCCATAATGAGTATATTTAGAGACATTTTAGAAGGCATATTTAATACCGACATATTTAAGGAATTTTCTAATAAATATAAGGGAAAAGATCTTCCTAAGTTAACAGATGAGGAGAAGGCTGAAACAGATGAATATTTAGCTTATCCTTGTGCATTACCCTTTAATGACGATGGTACCTTAGAGGCTTGGTTATTGAGAATATCTCTTTGGGGCAGAATAAGCATAAGATGGATAAATCCAGAAGAAGGTATAGATAAATCAATAACTAACGACGAATTTTTAGACGAGGTAGACGATCAAAAAAGAAACAAAGCGTACGGAAAATGGAATGTAGAAGAGTTAGACGTTAATAAGATAGAATTTAATAGAAAATTTTGGAGTATAGAAGGTAAAGAGATAGTTGAAAAGTTAATAGTCTTAATAGATCTTCGTTCAGACTTAAAGAAAAAATTAAAACAATTAGGAAGATATTAATGAGTAAAATAATTTTATGCCCAGGCTGTAAACAAAAAGAAAAATATTTTTATAGTAGTGGAAAAAGAGCGGATTATTGTAGAGAATGTGAAGCAAAGAATACTAAAAGAAGTCGTTCTAAATTAAGTAATGAATTTAAAAATATACAAGCTAAAAAATTTAGACAAAATAACCTAGAATTATATAGAAAAACGTCTAGAGAATATGTTAAAAACAGATATAAAAAAGATATAAATTATAAAATAGCAAGTTTAGTAAGAAATAGAATTAAAAATGCATTAATAAAAAATTATAAATCTCTTAGTTCGTTAAATCTATTGGGTTGCTCTATATCTTTTTTAAAAAGATATATTGAAGAAAAATTTCAACCTGGAATGGCTTGGGATAATTATAATTTATATGGTTGGCATATAGATCATATAATTCCTTGTGTTAAGTTCGATTTAACAAAGGAAGAAGAACAAAAGAAATGTTTTCATTATACAAATCTTCAACCGTTATGGGCAAAAGATAATTGGGGTAAAGGAAGTATATTTGAGGGTAATAGAATTTATAAAAATTAATTTAAATTAAGGAGAATAATAATATGTCTATATATGTTTCGCCAGGTGTATATGTTAAAGAGACAGATTTATCTAATCTGATTCCAGCGATTTCTACTACTTCAGCAGCTATAGTAGGAACTTCGCCTAAAGGAGATACTACTCAGATTAGGCTAGTAACGAGCAAGCAGCAGTTTATATCCCAGTACGGTGAGCCGGTATTAGGTAATTATTTTCATTATTCGGCTTTAGCTTATTTAGATAATGGTAATCAGTTATGGTGCTACAGGATACAAAATAGTGCACTTTACGGTGGAGTGAAGATAAAGGTTTCTACCAGCGTTGCTAGTAACGCAGCTATTGCGGCAGGTGTAACTTCACCTGATTTCGTCGATGTATCTGGAGAAGATAACTTATTCAATATTTATGGAGCAAATCCAGGAGTATGGAATAATAGTTTAGGAGTTATCATATCTAGTGTTGACGCAGTTGCTTATACTTTTAAAATCGCTGTTTATTTACAAGATGACGACAGTGTTTATCAAGAAGTAGAGTCTTGGATAGTATCGAGGAAGCATCAGATAGATGGTTACGGCGCTCAGCAATATTTAGAAACAGCAATTAATGGGTTTAGTGATTATATAGTAGTTGCCGATGATACTACTCAGGCTGATAGTCTTTTACCTAAGCCGAATGTTACTACGGTAGCTTTTGCTCAAGGTTCAGCTGGCTCAGCAGTTGCTGATAGTCATTATACTACCGGTTGGGATAAGTTCTCAAACCCAGACGATGTAGATATTAGAATATTAATTAATGCCTGTGGTTATGCTACAGACCCAGTAGTTGTTCAGGCGGCTATGAAGACAGTGGTGGAATCAAGAAAGGATTGTATAGCTATATTAGACGTTCCTTATGCCAGTCTTTCTACAGTATCGAGCACGGTTACTTGGAGAGATAGTACTCAGAACTTCAACTCTAGTTATTGTGCATTGTATTCTGGATGGGTAAAAGCGTACGATTCGTATAATTCTACAATAGTTACTCTACCTCCTTCGGGATACGTAGCTTCACAGATAGCTTACAATGACTATACCGCAGATGTGTTTTATGCACCTGCCGGTATGAACAGAGGCCAGTTGAATGTGTTAGGAGTTACTCCTATTTATACTCAGGGAGATAGGGACACGTTATATGCAGCGGGAATAAATCCGCTTCAAAAGTTTTCTGGCCAGGGTAATGTTATTTGGGGTCAGAAGACGGAACAAGCAAAAGCTTCAGCTACGGATAGAGTGAATGTAAGAAGGCTATTGTTAACCTTAGAGAAGACGATGGCTGTTTCCCTTAATAACTTTACATTTGAGCCTAATAGCGAAACCACAAGATTTAGGATTACTTCGGTATTAGAGTCTTTCTTAGATACTTTCTCAGCTAAAGGAGCATTTCAAACTGAGTTAGGAGATAAGGGGTACTTAGTCGTATGTAATGAAACAAATAATCCTCCAGCAGTAATAGATCAGAATGAGTTACATGTTGATGTATACGTAAAGCCTTCAAGAGCGGCCGAATTTATACAGCTCAATGTTATCATTACTACAACTGGAGTTTCTTTTCAAGAATTGGTAGCTAAAGGCGTAAATTTCTAAATATAAAAATTAAGGAGAATAGAACATGGCTAATATGGGAATAGATAGTTTAAAAAATAATCTTACAAATCCGGCGAGAACGTATTTGTGGGACGTGTTAATTCCTGTTCCGATAGGGAATGGAGACACTACCACTTATACGATAAGGGCACAGTCCTCAGAAATACCTTCAAGATCCAATAAACCAATAGAGATCCCTTATAAGCAAACAGCTGGTGTTTGGGTAGCTGGTAAGTTAGCTTACGACCATTCTTGGAGCTGTACCTTTATTGAAGGGGAAGATAAGAAGGTATTTGATGCCATTTTCTCTTGGCAGCAGTTAATAGTACATAACGTAGCAGGTATAGGCGTAGGTGATCCTCTCTATAAAACAGACGCTTATATTACCTTATTAAAGGTAACGGGCGATACTTTTATGAAGTTAAAGATGAAAGGCGCTTGGGTTAGCAATTTAGATAAGACTGCTCTAAGTTACTCAAACGAGGATACAATTAAATACGGAGTTACCTTTACCTTTGATTCGGTAGAGGATGCTTCCTAAATAAGGAAATAGTCAAATGGCAGGAGTATCAATAGGACTCTCACAACCCACAACATTCCCACTTCAATATGTTCGTTTTCAACGTTCATATTTGTGGGATATCCTGCTTCCAGACATAAGTATAGGGTTAAGTGGGGTAGTTATAAGTCAATTAGCTCAAGAGGTTTCTTTTGGTGATTATAATATATCTCCTAAT